ATGAAAGTGCAGTAAAGGTAGTTTTAAAAGCAATAGAATTTGTTAAACCAGACATATTTATAAATTTAGGTGATGTTGGAGAGTGGAGTTCGGTATCTGGACACAGATATAAAAGAAGAAAAAGACCGCCATTAGAATACCAGCTACCAGAAATTGATGAAGAAATTAAAGCTGTTAATAAACAAATAGACAGATTTGATAAAGTTTTAGACAAGGTTAAATGTAAAGAACGACATATTCTTGCAGGCAATCATGATGAATGGCTTGATTCTTTTGTAGAAGAAAATCCGTATTTAGATCAATACAGCTTTAGAAATGCGTGTAAATGGGATGAAAGAGGTTATGAATATCGTGTTTGGAATGATGTTTTAACTATTGGTAAAATTTCTTTTGTTCATGGTGCATATACTGGCCTGAGTCATGCAAGAACGCATTTAGAAAGATATGGTACAAATATTATGTATGGTCATGTACACGATGTATCTAGACATTCTTCTACTAGATTGTTAGATGGAAATATAAGTGCTTGGTCAATGGGATGCCTTAAAGATATGTCAGCAGAAAAAAACAAATGGTTAAAAGGCAGACTACATAATTGGAATCATGCGTTTGGTATAGTAACTTTTTTTGATACAGGATATTTTCAAGTAGAAGTAGTAGACATAGTTAAAGGTGAATGTTCACTTTGGGGCAAAATAATTAAAGGATAGGTTATGACTTATAAAGAATTAATTAATGAAGTATTAATAAGATTGCGTGAAGATACAATTGCAACAGATTGGTCGGGTGCAATTAATGATAACACTAATGTATCTGCCTATCATAAAGTTATAGGATCATTAATTAATGATGCTAAACGAGGTGTTGAAGAAAGACATGATTGGTTAAATCTTAGAGAAACAGTTGATATATCCACAGTAGCAAGTACAAAAAATTACAATTTATCATCTGGTCAAGAGATAAAAATATTGGATGCCATAAACAACGATACAGGCCTTCATTTACATCAAGTAAGCAAACAGTATATTAACACCGTAAAGTACCCTACAGACGATACTGGTGAGCCTCTGTACTATGCTTTTAATGGTAGCGATGCTTCTAATAATTTAAAAGTAGATTTATCACCAGTTCCTACTGAAGCACACACTATATCTTTTGATGTTGTTAAGTATCAAGACAAACTTACAAGTGCCGCTACAGTTTTAAAAGTACCAGCACAGCCAGTTATACTTGGAGCATGGGCCAGGGCAATAGCTGAGAGAGGTGAAGATGGTGGCACACAATCTAGTTTAATGGCTCAAGAAGCTAATGAAGCACTTAAACAAGCAATAATATTAGATAGTGGTAATACTAAATACGAATCAGATTGGTTTGTAAATGAAAATCATAGTAGTCAATACGCAACAGGATTAAATTTTAGATAATGGCAAAATCTTTAGCATATCAACCTTTAAATGATTTTGGTGTTAATGGACTTAACACGCAAGATAATCCTGCAACATTAGATCAGAGTTATCTGACTTCTGCTAACAATGTTGTACTTAGAGAGTCTGGAAGAATATCATTTAGAAAAGGTTTCAAACAAAAGGTAGTGCCAACAGGAACAGCTATTGGCTCAATGATTGAGCATTTTGACCAATCTGTAACTAACGGTGTTAATAAAATATTTGCAAGTTATGGCACAAGCATATACAGAATTGACTTTACTGCACCAAATGCTGCTTTTCCTAGTAGTGGTGCTGATGTTAAACATACTGTAGCTAACTCAACTGGCAACTGGCAATTTGTTAATTTTAATAGCAGATTACATTGCTTCCATGCTGGAGTTGTTCCACAAAGATATGATGGTAGTTTAAGTTCTGGTTCTAGGTGGACAGCACATGCGACTGATCCTGCTTCTATAAGTACATTATTTGACCCAAGTTGCGGTATGGGATTTTATGGAAGAATATGGTGTGGTGGTGTAGCAGAGGCTAAAGATGTTGTTTATTATTCTAATTTGCTAGATGGTGATGATTGGACAGGTGGTGATACTGGCTTAATTGATTTAAAGAAAGTTTGGGGCGATGATGAAGTTGTAGCACTAGCACCTTTTTATGGAAAATTAGTGATATTTGGAAAAGAAAACATTGCTATATATAACTCACCACAAACTGTAAGTTCTTTAGCACTTGACGAGGTTATACGAGGTGTAGGTTGTATAGCTAGAGATAGCGTTCAAGCTATCGGTGATGACCTAGTGTTTTTATCAACAACTGGATTACGCTCACTTGCTCGTACTACAGAAAAAGATAAATTACCTCTGACAGATTTAACTGTAAATATTAAAGACACAATAATTAGAAATATTGGTCAAAGCACAAATGTTAAAAGCGTGTATGTAGAAAACGAAGGCATATACATAATGACTTTTACTGACAAAAACATTACTTATATTTTTGATTTTAAGCATATTACTCCACAAGCTGCACCAAGAATAACAACTTGGTCTTTTGAGTCAGATAGAGAACCTAGTGCAATGATATATACAGAGTTATATAGTGGTTTATTAGTTGGTCAAAAAGATGGTGGTATAGCTGGATATGAAGGTTATTTTGATACGGATTTGGCTTGGGTTAGTTCGGCAGCTAGTTATACTAACTCTGCCTTTACTGCTGATATATCTAGTATATGGATTAGAGTGGGCGATTTAGCTGCTTCTATTCTTAAAAAAATGATTTTAGTCTTAGAAGGTGGTTCTGGAGCATCTTTAGGTTTAAGGTGGTACAAAGATTTTAGTATGAATTCATCATCTACAACACAAATTGCTTTAGCTCCAGCAACAACTGGAACAACAGCTTTATGGGGTGCTTCTACTTCTTTATATGGATCAGCTAAATATACACCTATATATGGACTAGAAGAATATAAAACAGCACTTACAGGTAGTGCAAAACATCTAAAACTTAATATGAGTATTGTATCTAATGGATACGATGTGAGTGTTCAAGATTTAGCAATTATTTCAAAACAAGGAAAAATACGATGAGTGATTATACTTTAGCAGTCAATTGGTCAGGAAAAGATGCTCTCTCAGATAGTGATGCTGCGAAAGTAATATCTGGCTCTGACTTTAATACTGAATTTACAACAATAAGAACAGCAGTTAATTCTAAAGCTGATACCAATGGTGATAGCGGAGAAGATTTTGCTGCAAATAACGCAACAGTAGCAGGTACTTTAAATGTTACTGGAGTACCTACAATACCTACTGCTTCCGCAGGAACAAATACAACACAAGCAGCAAGTACAGCTTTTGTTACAGCAGCAGTTGCAGCAATTGACCAAGCTACAATTAATGCACACGTTTATCCAGTAGGTTCGATATACACATCAGTAGTAGCTACTAACCCTGCTACATTACTTGGAGTTGGTACTTGGGCAGCTTTTGGAGCAGGTAAAGTAATGGTAGGTATTGACTCTGGTGATACAGACTTTGATACTGTAGAAGAAACAGGTGGTGCTAAAACTGATAGTCATACACTTACAACTTCTGAAATACCAAGTCACACACATACACTTCAAGGTATTAGAACTGATGATGGTTCAGGTTCCGTTAGTGGAATTTCTAGCCTATACCAAAACTACAAAGCACAAAGCACTCAACAAACAGCATCAACAGGTGGTGGTGGAGCACACACCCACGACATCGTACAACCATATATCGTAGTATATATGTGGAAACGCACAGCATAGGAGAATAAAATGGCAGTAACAACAGCTTATGGATTATATACACCAGAAGGTTATGGTGCAGCTTATGCTGACCAACAGCGTAGAGCATATCAAGGTACAGCAGGTAGACAAAATTTAGGTGTAAGCAACCAAGAATATAAAAAAGCAACTGGCAAAGGAAAAACTGGCGGTTTAAATTTTAATCCTGCAGGTTTAATGAGAAGTAGAAATGCAGATTATGCAAGAGAAGATTATGAGCGTCAATTAGCTTTGATGGATAAAATTGCAGAAATGTCTGCAGGTTATTCTACTGACAATACTCTTGGTACTACTGATATAGACTATGAAAATAAGATGATAACTGAGAAGTTATCACCAGAGTTACAGGCAGAATATGACGCATTGATTGCTCGTAGTAAACAGCAAAGAGAAAGAGCAGCAGCTATGGGAGATGACCCATATGCAATGCAACAGTATCTTTACAATCAAAACCTTGCATTAAAACTAGATGAACAAGCTGCTTTGCGTGATGACACTATGGCAGCATTACAAGCTAAAGGTATGCTAGGTTCTACAGGTGGTTCTGGAATATTAGCAGGTGTTGAAGAGTCTATATTAAGGTCTAATGCTATGGACTTTAATGAAGCTATGGCACAATCACAAGCTATGTTTGACATGGAAAGAAAACGAGGTCAAGAAGATTTAAGTACAGCAGTTGCATTAGGAACAAAACAAATACCTTATATTACAGCAGGTACAAATCAAGGTGCTGCTATTGAAATTGGTAATGTTGCAGGTGTAAGTAGTGCTTCAAGAAATATTGCTAATCAACTCGCAGGTCAAGACTATAGTAGAAAAAAAGGTCTATGGGATTTATTAGGTGGAAGCGGTAGTAGTAGTGGCAATATATTTTCTTCACTATTAGGTGGCTTAGGTATAGGATAAGGAGTTAAGATGGCAAGTATGTTTAGCAATATCTATGATGCAGAAGCAGATATAAATAAAATGATGTCTGATACTGCAATAAGTTTTGGCAGATTAGATGCAAATGGTTATGGGCCAATGACAGCTAGTACATTTGGTCAAGGCGAAATGTTTGGAAGAGCATTAGGCGGTCTTTTAGGTGGCAAAGACCCTCGTATGGAAGAAGCAGAGTTAGCACAAGAATTAATGCGTAGACATCCAGACCCTAGAACAAAAGAAGAATTACTTGCTGCTGCTAAAGATGCAGCATCACTAGGTCTTATTGATTTACAAGCTGAATTATTATCAATAGCTGCTGAAATGCCAGAAAAGAAAAAAGCGTCTAAAGAAGATATTAATTTCTTAACAGAACATATGGCATTAACAAATGCTAGTCCAGAATTGTTAAATGGTTATTTGTTAAGTATAGGAAATACACAGGAACAAGCTGACACAAAATTATCAGATGCTCGTAATGAATTTAAAACTCTTATCAATGGTTATGGAACATGGTTATCTACACAAAATTTAAGTCCTGCTGATTTACATGATTATGCTTTTACTGATGATGGTCAAATCACAAATCAAACAATGTTTAAAAGATATTTAGAACCAATGATAGGTGCAAATAAATTAGCAGCATATATGTATGAAAAAAATAATATATTTGTATCTAATGGTAATAATGGTGATGATAACGATAAATCTGGTATAGATAAAAAATCAGATATTGATATAGAAAAAGGAAATCAAA